CTGTAATAGAATTGCCTTATAGCAGACATGCTATAATTATAACCCATTTCTAAAAGTTCCTGAGATACTGATTTGAATTGCGGTAATAATTCTTCGTCACTTTTGATCCTTTGGTAAATAAAATATTTAATAGCTACCCGTTCTTTTTGTTGTTCCGTCAGGATTTTATTGATAAAATGGACGGGGACCAAATCATAATTTACAGCTATCATAGAATCAAATTTTAATGAATCATAAAAATTTGACACTAAATTAAGTATTTATTTTATATGTATTTCATACTTTTGGTAAGCAAGTTTTGAACAGTTATTAACTTTTTGCAATGACTTACTAATGTAACTTACTTACTTTCAAAAACATATGAAAGAAGGACATATCTATATTTTTGGGGAAGTCATTCCCTGGCAGGACGATGAACCCGGCAAATGGGGTGCAGTCAATCTTAAAGATATCGTTCAGCAAATCCAAGCAAACAAAGAAGCAGAAACTTTATTTATTCATATACACTCCCCAGGCGGGGATGTTATGGAAGGTTGGGCTATTTACGATGCCTTGCGAACTACCGGTAAAAAACTTATAACCCAAAACGAAGGATTTACCGGATCGATCGCTACTGTAATATTTGGTTTGGGAGAAGAAAAGAAATCCCTTCCAAATTCAAAAATGGCAATACATAACCCGTTCGGCGGTGTGTATGGGGACGCGGATTATATACAGAAATACGGGGATAAACTAAAGGAAATCGAAGCAGAAATCATAGCTTTCTATTCTACCTGGACCGGTCAAACCGAAGAAACTATTATCGGATGGATGAAGGAAGAAAAAGAATTCGACGCAGATGAAGCTTTAGAATTCGGGTTCATTACTGAAATCATAGAACCTATTAAGGCCGTCGCACGTATCAATCCAAAAACTTTTAAACCAATCAATTTTAATAAATCTACTAAAATGGAAAAAACAGTAACCGTTAAGGAATTAGAGAAAAGCGAATCCAAAATAATGAACTACATTAAGGAGCTTTTCACTAAAGCACCCCCTAAAAGTATCATCCTGCAAGACGGATCAGGGGTCGAAATTGATTTCTTTGAACGGACCGAAGGGGATCCCGAAGTAGGGGATAAAGCAACCGTAGATGGTTCACCCGCTGAAGGTTCCTATACCATGCCGGACGGTATAGTCTATGTATTTGTCGCCGGAGAACTAACCGAGATTAACGAACCGGTTGGAGATCCAGAAGAAATAAAAGGTTTGAAGGAAGAAAAAGCCCGGTTAGAAGCGGAAGTCAATACTCTTTCCGCTAAAATCAAAACCCTGGAATCCGCTGAAGCTAATTTTAAAGCTAAGTTCGAAGAACTGAAAGCGGAAGTAACCGGCCTCAAATCACAGATTGTGAGTAAGGGGAAACCGCCAAAGGACCAAATACCGAGGGAAGGAAATCAACCGGAAGTAAGAGCTCCCTTCAAAACGAAGGAAGAATAAGTAAAAATCTGAATATTAACTATAAAACTTAAAAACCATGAGTGCGCTTATTGATCTTTCAAGTTTGACGCTAAACGAACAGGAAGCTTTGGTTATGTCCGAAGCGGTGTTCGAAAAGGTTTACACCAAACCAGAACTCGACCGGGTACATCCGCTTGTAACCGGAATCATAATGAAGACACAGATTCCTTTTTATGGTCTTCTGGCTACTCCGGTAGGTAAAAAGGACCCGGGTAATTGTTCTGTTAACGCGGAAACCCGCCAGATTTCTACCTCACAAAAATACTGGGATCCCGAAACCATTTCCTTTCGCCTGACCCATTGCCAGGTAGAAATGAATAATCTATTTAAAATGTGGAAACGGGCAAAAGTAGCCCTGAAACAATGGGAAGAAATCGATAACGAACAATTAGCTTTTATGGCCGATCGTGTTATCGATGCAACAGTCAGTTCGATTCTTCGGTTAAGTTCTTTCGGAGATGAAGCCGCCGCTGCCGCTCCGGGCGGACTTATTACCGCTGGTGTAAGTACGACCTATTTTACTCCACTTAACGGATTATGGCAACAAATCTACACAGGGGTAGCGGCTACTACAGTTGTTCGGGTTGCGATTTCTGAAAATACGGCAGCTTCTTATGTAGCCCAGGATTCTTTAGCATCCGATCGCGCTCACAAAATCTTCAAAGCTATGTGGGAAGGAGCTGATTCCAGACTATTGGAAACTCAGGGGCTTCAATTCCAGGTAACCAGGACTTTGAGGGATAACTGGATAGCTTATCTGGAAGATAAGTCTTTAGGCTTCACTTTAGGAACAGCTGAAGAACGGGATGGAACCGGTAAATTCAGCTACAGGGGGATTCCAATTATTACGCGTTACGATTGGGACCGTAATATACGGGCTTATGAAGATAACGGAACGACCTGGAATAAACCGCACAGGGCTATCTTAACTGTACCTGATAATATACCGATCGGAACTTCAGACGAAGAATCCTTTTCCGAATTCGATATGTTCTACGATAAAAAGGATAAGGTGCATTATTCGGATGTAGCTTATCGTTTGGATTGTAAGTTACTCGAAGAATATATGATAACCGTAGCTTATTAATCGAATCCCCTTCTTCGGAAGGGGGTTTTTAAAACCTTCAGAAAATGAAAAAACTTATATTTCTTTTAGCTTTGGTCCTTACTTTAGGGGCCGTATCAATAGCCCAAACGGTTATTAACGAAGATCAGGTCACAACTCTGTATGGGGCTACCGGGGATACCTTGAATTTGGGGGATACTCTTCTCAATACTTATTACGTTGACGATTTTTCGGTTGATGCTGAATTGTTTTGGGACCTGGATAGTGTCGCGGGTGATCCGAACGTAACCGTACTTTTTGCAGGGTCTTATGATAATTCGAATTGGATAACGATTAATTCCACTTCCTTAGATATTGCATCAGGAGATACAACGTTCGTTCAAAGTTCGGGAACTTATCTTTATCCTTATTTGAAAATCCAGGCTATAGCCGTAACGGATGCGCAGACTACTAAATACAAATACGTCCTGGTAGTTCGAAAGAATTAATATTAAAATTAATATTAACCTTTAAAAATACAGATATGGGATGTTTAGCAGGATTAGCCGCAAGCATAACAAATGATTGCGCAAAGCAACCGACAGCGGGGCTGGAACGTAAGGTATGGCTTATTAACCGGGCGGATATAGCAACCGTAACACACGATGGAGTTAATAATCATTTGATAACGGCCCTTTCCCTGGCAACCGGTAAAACGGCGTTCGTATTCACAGCATACCGAAAGGACGTAGACGCTGGATTTGATGAAGTAGTAAGGGAGAACCTGCCCCCGGCCTTTACACATTATTTTAAAATGGAACCCTGGGATCAGAATTCCGATCAGGTCGAAGAGCTGGATAACATGGAAGATTTGGTAGCCATTGTAGAAAAGAAGGGGGATAAGACATACGATAGTGGAGATGGCTATTTTCAGATTTACGGTCTGCAAAACGGTCTTTACAAAACTTCCGGAACCCAGAGACTTCAGGATAATGGCGGTGTACCTACCTATGAATTCGGAACCCGGGAAGGCGAAGAAGAACCTTATTCAAAGCATATATTCTATGATACCGATTATGCTACTTCATTAGCCGCTTTGGTAGCCCTGGAATCTTAGTAAATGGAAGAACGGTTAAGAAGGTTATTATCGAACGATATCAATTATGCTGTTAATAACCTTTCGGATGAAATTGATTTTTTCACTAAGTTCCTGTTCGGATTGGATTGCGGGGGATGTGGAAACAGGCATGTTGAATATTTTATCAAACTGTATAAATCTGGTTTAAAAACACTCAAACAAATGGAAAACCGTAATTTCGAATTAAAGATTACTGAGCGCAGTAAAACAAGTGTCGTAATTCATATCCCGAAAGAAGGGTTAGTAATTACGAATGCAAATCTAACCGACGAATTAGCTATCAAAGTTCTGAAGAATTATCCAGCCCTGATTTCGCAGTTCAAAAAATATCCGAAGGATTGGAAAGAACTTATAGCAGGGAAATCAAAAGGTCCTGCCG